CGCTCAACGCCTCGGCTTTCCACCACGCCAGCTCGCAGATGTATTCGCACCTGGCCATCGGGACCGGCGCGCTTCTCGGCGCGGAGGGCGACGACCGCAATCCGATCAACTGGACCGCCGTGCCGGCGTGGGGTCTCGGCATCGAGGAGGGGCCGGACGGGCGAATCGAGAACGTCTATTGGCGCCGGCACTATCCCGCGTGGCAGCTCGGGCGGCGTTGGCCGCAGGCGGAGTGGCCGAAGGACGTCCGCGAGCTGATCGCGCAGCGCAGCACGCAGCTCGTCGACGTCCTGCAAGCGACCTACTACCACCCGGAAGCCCGCGGCTGGGTCCTCGCCATCTGCCTCATGGGCGGGCCGGGCACCAACGGCCAGCCGTCGAATGGCCTCATCGTCTTCGAGAAGCTGCAGCGGACGAACCCGTGGATCATCCCTCGCTGGTGGACCACGCCGGGGATGCCGTGGGGCATCGGCCCCCTGCTGCTCACGCTCCCCGACATCAAGACGGCGAACAAGGCCGTCGAGATGATCCTGAAGGCGGCGGCCCTCAACCTCGCGCCGCCGCTCATGGTCCTGCACGACGGCGTGGTGAACCCCGATAACCTCCGGATCGCGCCCCACGCGCTGATCCGCGTGGCGCGCACCGGCGGCAATCTCGGCCGGTCGATCGAGCCCCTGGACATGGGCAGCCGCGTGGACCTGACGCAGATCTCGCTGGAGGACGCGCGACAGTCGATCGCTCGCAACCTTCTCGCCCGGGAGCTTCCGCCGGCGACGGGGTCGGTGCGCTCGCCCACGGAGATCATCGAGCGCATCAAGGACCTGCAGGAAGACACCGGCCCCGCCTTCGGCCGCCTGAGCTACGAGTATGTGCCCGGGGTCATCGCGCGGACCATCGACATCCTCGACCGCAAGGGCCTGCCGGTCATCAACTTCGACGAAATGCGCGTCGACGAGCTGACGCTGCGGGTGAAGATCACCTCGCCGATGGCGATGCAGCAGAACCTCGCCGACGTCGAAAGCGCGGTGCGCTGGCTGGAGCTGGCGCGGGCCGTCGGCGGCGAAGAGCTCTATGCGATCATCGCCGACGTCGAGCGGGCCCTGATCGAAATGCGGCCCCTCATGGGCGCCCGCTCCTGGGTCGCCAAGTCCGACGCCGACCGTGAGGCGACCAAGCAGGCGGCGAGCCAGGCCGCCGCGGCGCTCGCCGCGATCCAGACCGACACGACCGGGGCCGGGCCGGGCCAGGTCGTCGACCTCGTTAGGCCGGCCGCATGACGCGGCCGGTGGAACCCTCGCTTGAGGCGCTCATGGCCTGGCTGCGCGACGGGGCTGTCCAGCCCGATCCGCGCCTGCCCGAGGACCTGCGCTCCAGGCATGACGAACGCGCGGCCCGATGGGGGCGCGTGTTCGGCACCGAAGACGGGCGGAAGGTCCTCGAGGACCTGGCCAACGCCACCATCCGTCGCCCTTCCGTCGATCACCGCCTGAGCGGGCAGGATTACCTCGCCTATGCCCAGCTGCGGTGCGGACAAGACCAGGTGTTCGCGCTGGTCCTGTCCTACCTCCAGGACGCGGACGAGCTGACAAGGACCCCCCATGAGCACCGCAACCGCCGACCCGAACCCGAACCCGGCTCCGTCGCCTTCCCCGGCGGCCGACCCGAACCCGAACCCCTCCCCGGCGGCCGACCCGAACCCGGCGCCGGCGGCGGACCCGAGCCCGGCGCCGGAGGGGTCTTCGACCCAACCGGAGAAGTCGGCGTCACCTGAGGAGCTGGCGGAACAGGCGCGACGCGACGCGGTGCCCGAGGCCCCGACGGGCTACGAGTTCAAGCCCAGCGAAAAGGTCGTCGAGATCCTGGGCGACCTCGGCGAGGACCGGGCCATCAACGCGCTGCGCGAGGTGGCCAAAGAGAAGGGCTGGACCCAGGGCCAGTTCGAGGACCGCGTCACCGAGGTCGTCAACGCGCTCGCGGAGAAAGGCCTCTTCGAGCCGATGATCGACCTGAAGGCTGAGACCGCGGCGCTCGGCACGGACGGCGCCCAGCGCCAGGCGGCGCTCCTCACCCGCTTCGAGGCGCTGAAGGCGCGCGGCGACATCGACGGCGACATGCAGGAGGAGCTGGCCATGCTCGTCTCCACGGCCGCCGGCACGAAGGCGCTGGAGTTCCTGCTGAGGGGGGCCGCGCCGGTCGACCCGAATGTCGACGGGGCCAACGTCAACAGCGACCCGAAGGAGGAGGCGAAGGCCCTCCGCCGCGACCCGCGCTACGGCAAGGACCGGGCCTTCACGAAGGAGGCGGACGCCAAGTGGCTGGCGGCTTTCCCGGGGTCGCGCTGACCGCGTTGCGCCCGCCGCGAAGGCCCTAGCGTCCTGATCGTCACTCATTGCCGGCGGTCCTCGCCGGAAGGACTTCGGAGAGAGAGCTATGACCCAGAACGCGACCGCCTGGTTTGTCGAGCGGTTCGAGACGACCGTTCACCACGAGTATCAGCAGACCGAGCGCCGCCTCGGCGGCACCGTCGCCGGCGGCGGCACCTTCGTCGGCGACAAGGCCTACTTCCCGCGGCTCGGCGCCGTCGAGGCCTACGACAGCGCCCGCTTCCAGCAGCTCAACCTGGCCAACTTCGCCCAGGACTTCATCGAGCTGACCTGCTCGCCGAAGTTCATCGCCTTCGGCCTGTGGGATCCGGACGCCCACAAGTATTCGATCGCCACGGCCGACGAATACGCCAAGGAAGCGGCCAATGCGATCGTCCGCGTCGAGGACGACTGCATCATCGACAGCCTGGCTGACGCCGCGGCCAACGGGGTGAAGACCATCGGGGCCAACACCACGGACCAGATCGAGACCCTGGGCGACTACAACTCCGTGGCGGACCTCGACCTCGTGGCCGAGGCCGTCGCCCTCCTCGGCGAGCAAGAGGCGTTCGCCGGCGAGGAGATCACGGCGGTGCAGCCGTTCCGGAACAAGATCCAGTATTCGCTGGACCCCTACATGGCCAACAACAACGTCCGCGGCAACATGCCGTGGAACGACCTCAACTGGCGCCACTCCGAGCGCCTGCCGCGTAATGGCGACGGCACCGGCGTCGACACCTTCGTTTACGCCAAACGCTCGATCGTCTCCGGCTACAACGACAAGCTCGTGCCGATCAACGAGCGCGACGGCAAGGCCCTGACCGACATTCGCGGCTACTGGCTGCAGGTCGGCGCCAAGGCTCGCTCCGCGAAGGGCATCATCCGGATCAAGACGAAGCGCAGCTTCTCGCTGTCGCGCGCGCCGATCCAGGTGTTCGACCAAGCGAACGTCTAAGCCGCCGGCCGGTCCGGCTCTACCGGGCCCCGGGCGGCGACGTCCGGGGCCCTTTTTCTTCCGAGGCGCCCATGGCCCAGACCGATATCGACGTGGTGAACATCGCCGGCGCGAAGGCGGGCGCCGACAAGATCGACGCCATCGACGAGGAGACGCCCTTCGGGCAGTTCTGCCTCCAGACCTATCAGCACACGGTCGAGTATATCCTCGGTCTGGAGCGTTGGAATTTCGCCACGCGCATCGCGCCGCTCACGGCGACGCCGGCGGGCAGCGACGCCGCCCTCACCTACGCCTATCTGCGCCCGGCCGACGTCGTGGGCTCTTTCCACTGCTTCCGCAACGGGCCCCGGCTGGACGCCGAGCGCGTCCATGCGGTTCAGCTCGAGAAGAAGATCTTCTCCGAAGTGTCGCCGCTCCATGCGGAATACACCCGGCGCGTGCCCGAGGCCGACTGGCCCATCTGGTTCACCCAGCTCGTGACCACGGCCTTCGCCGCGGAGATCGCGCTCGGCCATCTGGAGAACCGGCTGAAGGCGCGCGAGCTCGCCGTCGCCGCCTGGGGCGCAAACCCCGACCTCGGGCCCGGCGGGCTGCATATGAGCGCCCTGACGGCGGACGGGCGCGACGCCCCGCAGCGTCGGCTCGGCCATGTGGACTACGGCCCCCTGGTCGACGTTCGCCGGACGGG